AACCGTTCCGATTGTTAATGCACCTGTCAATTGCAGTTCTGCGTTCAGTGTTGCAATGCCGTCCAGCGTTGCGCCACGTTCAACAGATGTCACGATGAATGTGCCTGAATAAAACTGATCGCCAGTAGTTGTGCCTTCAGCATAAAATTCACAATCAACACTGTCACCTTGCGCCAAATCAGCCTGAACCGCATCGGATGGGTCAAGATAAAGTGACATTGAACCCGTGCCAGTTTGCAAGCCGGCGGTGTAGGTGCGGGCAGTATCGCCCATGCTTGTTGTTTCAACTGGGTCGGCTGTCATTGTGACTGTCCAGTTTAACAATTCGCCAATTGCTGCGACGGAACCGCCAGAAGTAACCAACTTCACGCTTCCATCTGATCCGAAATGTGTAGCCATTAGATGAACTCCTTATTTGGCCGTTTCTACGTCATTCAAAGCTGTAACATATCTGACTTGATAAGTCAGCTTCGCTACGCCCAATATTTGATCGGCTTCACCGTCAAATTGTATTGCGGTTGAAGTTAGCACCGTTGACTTTGCAAGTCCACCAATCGTGAAATCGCCCGCCATGGCTTCCTCAATCTGCACCGCTATTGCATCCGCGTCATCATCGAATGTGCTACTTTCGCGCACATAAACGTCAATCTCCAATGATAATTCGCGGTTTATATCTGTGACACCAACGTTATAGCGTTCACTTGTTTCATTGCCTGTATAAACACTAATCGCCGGCAATAACGCTTCGTTCAATGGATGAACGCGCGTTGTGTATACGCGCCCACTGACCAAAGTTACCGCCGATGTTAGAGTGGTTGCCACTGCGTCACGGATTTGCTGTCTAACATGTGCCATTTTATGGTTTCTCTAACTGTAAGACTGTGGCACCCGTTCCGTCATGTATCCATGCGACAATATTATAAGTAATCGCATTTATGGTGATTGTGTCACCAGATGCCACACTAGGAACGTCAGTCGTGCGGCATGTAAATCTTGGTTGTTCTTGATGCACTTGCGCGGTGCCACCGGCATCCATTGGGACTGTCTCATTGTCGAAAATGCCGTTGATCGTACCGCCGCCATATGTTGCAGCGGTGCCGAAATCTTCGACATTCAAGATCAGTGACAAATCATCCGCAAATGCAATCGCCATTAGCTGTCATCCTCTGGCGTGCTTAATTCAACATCGGACTTCTTCAATCCAACGCTGCGCGTTATTTTCTTTGGCGCTGCCTTCGGCTTTGGTGCCGCTTCAGCTTCCGCGTAACCACGCGCAATCAGCTTTTCAGCAATGCGATCATTCAAATCATGTGTTTCGCCGGCCATCAGGTTTCCACCCGCGCCAACAAAGCATTTCTGTAAAATCTTGACTTTCATGTTTTCCCCTTTCGGTGGGAAGAAGGGGCATTGCTGCCCCCTCTATTCAGTTATTAAGCAACTGAAACTTCGTCTGTGATGCCAAAGCTAACTGCGTTGCGAACACCAACGTCCAATTCAGTGTGTAGAACCATGCGAACGGTTCCGGATGTTGAATTGGTGTATGGGTCAACCATGATTGATGGTGCGCCGAATTGTGCAATGATCAATTGTGAGAAGTCACCAAAGATCAATGCAGATGCGTCGTTGCCGCCATCGCCCGGGTCAAGTGTGGTTGGTACGTTTGATGAGAACGCCGCAGGATAGCCATAGATGCTTGTCCATGGGTCGTTCATGATCATTACGCTGTCAGTTGAAGCAACTTTTGCAGTTGATGCAAGTTTCGCTTTAACCGCTGGATGTGACAAGAAGCCAGCCGCGTTGCCATTAACAATGCCGTTATCTTCTTCAACCAATTTCACCAAGTTGATGATGTCGGCCCATGTTAGGCTGTCAACATCTGTACCCGCTGAAATGTCTAGGTTGTTCACGCCAGATGTGTTCAAGATACCAGTTGGTTGACCACCTGAACCTGAACCTTGGATCGCGTAATATTCCAAACGATCAGCCGCAGATGCAAGCAGGTCGTTTTGAATGATTTGTTCAATCGCTGGAACGCTTTCCATGACCAACAAGCGGGACATGTCAACATAAGCACCCATTGTGCGTGGTTGCAATGTTACGCCGCCATCTGTGCCAGCGCCGTCCGCAACTGCAGCCAATTCTTCAACGAATGCAGCGTTTGCACCTGTTGCTAGTTTTGGCATTTTGATGCGACCTGTCAGGCCGGTCATGTATGTTGTGCCCAAACCGCCAAGAACTTGACGTGCGCGTAGTGCTTCGATGAACATGTCGCCGCGATGTGCGGTTGGAACAAAATCATCAAACACAACTTCGGAACCTGAACCGCCTGTTGCCGCTGTGGACAATGGGCCGCGTTGCTGCCATGCAAAATCAGGAACATAAACGCCACGCGCTTCGTTGCCTACGCGCTTTGCGATTTCGTCGTTGATTTCACGTTCAAAGCCAGCTTTACGCCAGTCACCAGTTGCTTGCGCTTGGATCATGCGACCCAAAGAATAGTTGCGCTTTTCTTTTACTGGCGCATCAATTGCCGCTGGTGCAACATCAAGTGGTTTGTTTCCGATTGCGTCAAGCAATGCGCCACGGAACGCGTCCACGGACATGCCTTTTGCGATTGCTTCATTGGCTAGATCGCGCTTGTTGTGCTTGGCTGCGATTGCCAAAATTTCTGCATCGTTCTTGCGTGCGGCGCGAACTGCTTCAGCTTTTACCGCATCAAGGTCGATGTTGTTTTCGACTTTATCAGTCATAGTAACATCCTCCAAAGATGATTGAGATTTAGGTGTTGCTGGAACTGATCGACCAACGCCAACTAGATTTGACTGATCCGCTGGAACTGAAACGATGCTAATTTCCATGGGTGTGACCGCTACCCGATAATAGTCATCGGGATCACCGTCACGTTTTACACGGCCATCAATACGATAGCCAACACTGATGTTTTGTCGGATGCCATCAGTAACATCATTGAACACTTCAGAAGCCAGTGGACCTTTTCCAAATCGCACAACTGCACGCAACCGACGTGCATCCTCATCCAGTTCAACCCCTTCGATCACGCCGATTTGCTTTTCCATATCATGGTCCAACAAAAGCGGTGCGCGACCACTATTCAAGAAATCTAAGTTCATGCTTTCCCGCGCATGGTCAATGACTTCCAAGCCAAATGACCGTTCAACAGGTTCTTCGCTAGAAACGCCAACTTTGACGCGGCGTGTTTGTTCGTCAATCGCCGCTTCGCCATCGCCCATGTGCATGGCACGCTTTGACATATCTTCGCGGCTGAAACGTTCTTCTTCGGTCGGCAATTCCTCAACCGCTGCCGGTTCGTCTTCGGCATGCGGTTTTGCAAACGTCACAATATACGCTTCTTCGGTTTCTTCGATGTTTAGAACGTGACGTTTTTTCATCTTGTCCATTCCTTTCGTATTTGTGCCGATTTTAGCACTTTTTACACCATCTTTGCTAGACCTTTCGTCAATTGACGCAGGTTCAAATTTTATTGGTGTAAAATCGTGTTCATCAAGCCATGCCAGCGCTTCGGCTTCGCTATATTCATCGGCATCAAATCTGATGCTTTGGATTTCGCTTTTGCCGCCCAAGATGCCATAAATGAAATCAATGCCAAAACCGCCGGCATCAGCTTCACGGCGAAAATCATCAAACTTGGCTGGATCGGCAATACGGGCAGCATGTTCATTCGGGTATGGGCGCATTTCATCGTGATGCGCACGTTCATCATCTTTCAAACTGTCAACGATGTTGCGCGACCATGTAAAACCAGCGTCACCGCCCCAGAGCGCCCACGCTATGCGCCCATTTGATGGGTAACCATCTTCCCCTTGGCTAAAGCCTTCCGCGTCCTTGTCGACTTCGTGGCGGCTGAAAAAGCTATACATGCGCTTAACTGTGCTTTCGGATAGGTTCCGGTCATTTACAATGTCACGCGCCCGCGCAATGCCGACTTCGGTGCCGCCACGCCCATATTCACGCCGCCAATCCAAACCGCGCTGGGCTTCTTCCTTCATGCCTTCGGTTGGATTATACGTCGGCATCAGGATCACCTATATCTGGCTGAATTGGCGATTTGTTGCCAAATGGCTCAAATGCCATTTTCAGGCCATAGCGTTCAGCCATTTCCTTGTCGGCTTGGATTTGACTAAACAGTTCTTCAACGTCACGCCCGTAATTCGCCGCAATATCGTTCATACTGATAATGCCGTTCGTCAATGCGGTGACATTAGCATTGATTTCGCGTTGTGGATCAACCCAAGAGAAGCCGCGCCCACGGAAATGAATATTATCGGCAAACTTGTCAAACTTGCTGATCGGGATTGGAATATTACCAAATGTTAATGCGCTATCCAGCCATGCGCGGAAAACAGGTTCACAGAAGTGTTCAATGATAAACGACTGCAATGTTTTATAATGGTCCCGTTCTTCAATCGTGCCTTGACGGATTGATGAATATGAAACGCCCTTCAGGTCGTTTGATAGGCTTGTATAGCTGACATTTAGGCCAGATGCGATGCCGCGCAAAACCGCTTGTTCAAAGTCGGCAAAGGCAGACGTTGGATGCGCTGGATCGATCATCTTAAAGTCATGGCCAGATGGCAACTGATAGACCGATGCCGGTGCCATGTCGATGATTGGCACCTCATCCTCGGTTTGATCATCTCCGACAAATTCATTCCCATCTGGCGTTGTGATGATACCGAATTTTGCCGCCGCTGCCCGCGCTGCGATCAACTC